AGTTAAGGCGATAATTGTATCCATCGTCTTCTCCTTCTACTATTACGGCACCTAGTCTTCCCGCATTACGTCCAGTGCCTTCCTCAACGTCTACGACTTTTAGTGTAATTTCAATAAAAGGTTTTGCTTTAAGCCAAGCATGTGCTCGTTTACATTCGTAGGGTGCATCAATATCTTTAATCATTACACCTTCGTAACCACCGTCTACAGCCGCTTTATTTAACGCTACAAAGCGTTCTTGTCCTTCAGTAGTACTTAGGTCTACCTCTTCCCAATCTAACGCTTGTACGTGCTTTAAAACGCTTTCATTTTCTAGTACCCAATATTTGACTAAATTACTACGATATGTTTGTGGCTTATCCCAACCACCTTCTAAAAAGTCTTTCAACGGAATAAAGTCAAACAAGTGCAATACACTGTCAGTTGCGGCCTTACCATCTTTTCTATGTACTTGCTTCATAAGGTCTTGGAAGTCTTTGCTCATCACTTCGCCATCTAGTACACAATCATATGGACTAGGCTTACGTTCTAGTACTGCTTCAATCTCTGCAACAATGTGCGGAAAGTTATGAAACTGTTTACCATTACGACTAAACAATTCTACCTTACCACCTTTACATACTGCAAGTACTCTTACACCATCTAGTTTAACTTCAATTTGCTTTTTGCCTACCATCTTCTTTTCATGGTTAGCTGAGTCATGTGCTAATGCACAAGTAAATGTAGGAATTTTATACTGTGGGAATTTCTTAGCAATCTTGTTTACAGTTTTTTCACTTACGCCGCAACGCAGATCTTTAATAAGAATTCTACGATAAAATCCATTCCATTGCTCAACAGTAGCAACACTCATTACCAACTCAATAGCATCACGTGCCGCATGGCCTGTAAGCTCTCTATTGATTAGTTGATTTGCAAGCACTTTAAAATCTTTCCAAATAAGACCTTGTCCTGTAAGAACATCTGTACGTTCAGGGACTTGTTTAACACCAAATGTAACTAGTGGATCAAGTGCCATACGTACACCTTCAAAGAACTCATCTAGTCCTTCTTCCATTGCTTCTAAGATAACTTGCTCTTTAGCTAGACGACTGTTGTCTGATTCTAATTTTTCAATAATTGCCTGCGGTTGCGTTCTCATGTGTGCCTCTCTTTAATTAATTATATTATTATAATAGCACCGTTATAAGCATTTGTCAACCAGAAATGGACACTAAGGCCGGAATCGAACCGGCGTACACGGAGTTGCAGTCCGTTGCATAACCACTCTGCCACTTAGTGTTGGCATAGGTGGGAGGAATCGAACCCCCATTAACTGGTTTGGAATCAGTTGTGTTACCATTACACTACACCCACAAAAAAAGCCCCTAAACAAATTAATGCTAGGGGCTTGTCTAAAATAACTTTAGGTTATAAAGTCATGTCAAAACATACCCCCGGATGGTGGCCAACAATTAATATATGTCGTATTAGTCTTGATCATGTTTAAATTCCTTATTATGTTACTACTATAACACACGTATTTATAAAGGTCAACCTTTTATTTTAGATTGATAATCTTTTATTGCAGATTTAATTGCATCTTCGGCAAGTACACTACAATGTATCTTAACTGGAGGTAAAGCAAGTTCTTCTACAATGTCCATGTTCTTTACTGCTGATGCTTCGTCTAGTGTCATACCTTTTACCATTTCAGTTACTAAACTAGAACTTGCTATTGCACTACCGCAACCATAAGTTTTAAATCTAGCATCTTTTATTATATCACCTTCAACTTCTATTTGTAGACGCATAACATCACCACATGCTGGTGCACCTACCATTCCTGTTCCTATGTTATCTTTCTTGGGATCAAATGTTCCGACGTTGCGTGGATTTTCATAATGGTCTAACACTTTGTCTGAGTATGCCATAATGTTCTCGTATAGTTGTATTACACTTATTTATAACTTATATTGGCTCTAGGGGAAGGACTCGAACCTCCACGCTAAATATATTGCAGTACATTCAGCTATCTCTTCTTGGACTTATAAATGCTGATAAAGAAAACCTTCCATCTAACATTTCATTTGATTGCATAGTTACTGGCTCAACAGCATGAAGTAAACAACTAGGAAATAATACAGTTCTATTATTTTTTAATTCTATTTTATGTTCTTCTATAACAAAGTCGCCACCAGTAAACATTTTAGGTTCTCTATACATCCATGTTATACAAGACATTAACACTGTGTCAGCATGCGGCTTATAATAATCACCTTCGTTGTAACGACTCAGCAATACATCGTAATCAAAATCAGAAAGTAGATACTGAAAGTAATTACTTTCTTTTAAAAACCTTTGTTTTAATTGTGGATTAAACAGTTTAGTATGTGCTTTCATAATTATACTGTACTCAGGATTTAAAACTTGAGGTATGAATATGCCTTTGTTCTTTTTGAGGATTGGTCTGTTAGGATCGTTTAATTCGTTGGCAGAATATGTTTGTTCTGGTCCTTGCATTTTATCAGATAAGAATGCAAGCTCATTCCACATTAAATTTATTTCATTGTTATCAAAAAAATTGTCTATTACAAGAACAGGAAGGTCACCTATCTTAATCGTTTGTATGTTCATTTGCTCTGCCTTTTTTTCCGCAGTGCGGACAATGAAATGAAGTTCGTTCAATACAATACTTTTCCTCCATAGTAGCGAATGTAAACCAGCCCTTGCACGAAGCGCAGGTTAAATGCCATATGATTTCTTTTACTGCATTGAACATAACGTATTTAGTTTAGAAGTTTGTACTTAGTGATAAGTTGAATGTTCTACCTTCTTGTGAAAAACCATGTGGAGATTCGTAGTTATAGTCTAACACATTATTAAACATTGCACTAAATCCAATTCCATTCCAGTGTTTTGTAATTCCAACATCTAACAAATGTACTTCAGGCATTGAGATTGTACTCCAGTTACTATTGTGTACATCAAGATGATTTCCTTTATACTTATAGTTTGTATTAAGGCTTACATCATCTTCTAAATCTACACTGTGCAAAAATCCTAAACTTAAATTAGGACGTCTAAGTTGACGTGTACTGCCCACTTTACTGTCTAAATGACTAGCAAAGAATCTAAAATTATCTGTTGTGTATCCTAGTTCTAATCCTTGTGTGTTTAGATCTCCTATATCACTTTGGAAAAATGTTGTTGTAAACTGCTTATAATCTAAACTAATCTCTTGCGTATTAGAATGTTCTACATCTGTATAGCGTGTTGAGTTTTTATAGCCTGTTGAATGATTGCCTCTAAGTGTAAAGTTATCTGTAATAGGTTGTAAGAATCCTATTTTATAACTGTCATACTCTTCGTCTATTCTATAATGATATGAAAATATATCATAACTATAGTTTGCAAAAAATCCTAAGTTATGGAAATTTGTATCACTTGTATCCCATAGGCTTTTAGCACTAGAAATATCGTGCTTGTAATCAAATCCAAATCCCCAATTATCTTTTTTATGTTCTCCTTTGATTGCAACAGAATTGCTATTGTAGTCTGCATCATCATACTCTCTATCATATGCATGTGTATGCATTACTAATGAACTTGTGCCTAATGTATTATAGGAAGTAAGACTAGTTTGAAAAGCATAAAAACTGTTGTCACTCCACTTGTCTTCTTGTACGCCGATGCTGTGGCCGTCTATTTCAGCCCATGTATTTCTTGTAAGCAGACTGCTTGTAAAATTTAGATTGTGATCTATCCACTTGCTTACATTTATTCCGAGTGTTTTATTTTTAACTCCGTCAGTTTCATTTGCTCCTGCTAGTGCTGATTGTGTTTCGCTTTCGTGTACACCACCTGATACACTTATATCCCAGTCGTTGAAAGTCTTCCAGTAATAGTTACCATTTATAGTATCTTTATCAGCACTTATCTTTTTCTGATAGTCTACTGTAGTTACTAGATTGACAGCACCTCCAATAGCATCAGCACCGTAGTGTGCGCCAGCACTTCCTTTGTATACTTCAATTTGATAAACATTAAACATAAAGTCTTGTCCAAAGTCATGTGCGCCTGTAGGTGTACTAGCATCATTAATTGGAATACCATTTAATAATACAAGTGTATGATTTGAATTTGTTCCTCTTACGAATATACTTGCTTGCTGACCTATAGGTCCTGACTGAGCAACATCTGTACCTTGTACAAAGTTTAATACACTAGGCAAATCTATTAGATTATGCTTTTGCATTTCAGTTTTGGATATTTTGTATGTTGGACTTATTTGATCGTTTAATTTATTTGAGTTACCAACAGGTATTGTTAAACAAGGAGGGTCATCTTGCCAACTACATTCTATTGTTTCAGTTGCTGAAATTTTGCCACAAAAAAACACAGCAAGAGCTGTGACTAACATTATTATTTTTATCATGTAAAAATTATAACATTTTTTAAATTAAAGTCAACCTTTATTTTGGTGCCGACACACGGACTCGAACCGCGGACCTACTGATTACAAATCAGTTGCTCTACCAACTGAGCTATGCCGGCAACAAACTACTTAGTCATGATATCCATCGTCTTCATCTAAAACGACAATTTCCGGCTTTTTTTCTACTTGGTAATATTCGATCATTTGTTCTTCTAGATCTAATTTATCAAACTCTCCTGCTTCGAGTCTTCTTAGTGCATCTGCGGCACTGCTTGCTTGTTTTGTACGAACTAAATGGGTACATACTCCGACTAAGTTCGTTCATCCATTGCTTCTTCAATAAAGACTCTTCCCAATATTTTTACCTTTCAAGTAAGTTGGAGCGGGTAAGGAGAATCGAACTCCTATCATCTGCTTGGAAGGCAGAGGTCTTACCATTACACAATACCCGCTTGGCGGAAGATGTAGGATTCGAACCCACGGTACGCTTTAACGTACGACGGTTTAGTAAACCGCTGCTTTAAACCACTCAGCCAATCTTCCAGTTTAATATTTATTTTTTAAAACTTAGTGTATAAGTTTTTCCGTCACTTGTGAAAGTTACAGTTGAATGACTGTAAACTTGTTGCTGTTGTTCGTTGTATCGTGTGTAATCTGTACATTGACGTTCTTGTTTGTAGCCAATGATACCTTTTTTACTTTGCGATTTATCAGCACCAATGATACCTCCAATAACTGCGCCAGCCGCGGCACCCTTGTCGTTACCGCCAAGCACTTTACCAGTTACTCCGCCTAAGATCATTCCTAACAATGCACCTTCACCTGCGTTGCCGCCGCTTTGTCCGTAAATAGGCACATCGACCCAGTTACATACTGATTCAGTATAAGGTACACGATTAGTAATAGTTTTATAATGATCTTGTACTGTTTCTGCTACTGCACTGGTTGACATAAATCCAACCATTGCTACTGTTGCTAAAATTTTAGTCTTCATTTCCTTCGTCTCCTCCATTTCCATATGGTAAAACTTTAATTGACTTTACTCTGTCATATCTAAAACTTCTAAAACCTTTAGACTCGACAGCCCATACTG